CTAATTCTTTCTCTAAACCTTCAACTCTTAAGTGTTGTGGTGCTGCTTTTGGTTTGTCTAAACCGTTTCTACCCCATCTTTTACCGTTACCCAAAGTTCTTGATGCTTCAGTGGTTTCGCCACCTTTAACCATCATAGGTTTTTTCATCATTGGTTTGTTCATCATAGGTTTTTTCATCATAGGTTTTTTCATCCCTGTCATGTCATCACTTTCTTTAAACTCGAACTTAGGTTTACCAGTTCCTTTAGTTGGGTTTGCGTGTTTCATATTTTCTTTGAAACCTCCTGTTGGTTTGTTATAACTAAATTTAGCTTTACCCATTCCAACACCTTTTGCTTTGAATCCTTCAGTTGTTTCCATTTTTTGGAATTCATCGTCTTCGTCTTTATTGAATTCAAAAGAAAATTTTTCTTCATCATCATTACTGAATTCATCACCAATTTCTTCGAACTCATCGTCTTCATCTATTTCAATTTCAAACATAATTTCATTATCACCCGAATTCATAAAGTCTTCAGCTTCTTCATTCACGTCTTCGTAATCCGTAGTAGGAAATTCGAACTCATCGTCTTCATCCAGATTCATAAAGTAATCATCTTCTTTATTCACGTCTACGTCATCCATAGTAGGAAATTCGAATTCATCTTCTTCACTTTCACCGATTTGGATTTTGTATTCCACGTCAGCGTTAGTATCTTTAAGGTCAATCATATCACCATCTTTTTTAATGATGATACCATCTTGGTCACCCATTGCCTTGAAAACTTTTAAAATTTCTTCGTCAGAAGCATTTGTTAAGTCGATTGGTTCTTCGTCTTCGTCATCCATAGTAGGAAATTCGTCTTCGTCCTCTAATGAATCTTCTTCATCATCGAACTCACCGTCAATTGGTAATTCATTATCATCTTCCTCTTCATCATCTATTTCAATATCAAGCTCGTCTTGTTCTCCAAGCTCGTTATTATTAATAAATAAATCCAATTCAGAATCATCTTCAGTCTCTAAAGACTCTTTTACTAATTCGCTGATTTCTTCCTTCATTGTTGAAGCAAGTATTCCTTTTGCATTTTCAGAAACTACGTTCTCCAAACTTTTCATTTGGATAAGAGCTTCTTCTACAAGATTTTGTTTTTCTGCCATTTTTTTTAATTGGTTTGTATATAAATATTTCCAAATACTAAAAAAGCTTAACTTAACGCTATTGTTAAATTAAATTTTTTAATATTTGAGTTTATTTTGTTTATTTTATCGAATTTTAAAGTGTCAGAGTGTGTCTGAATTGATAACTATAAATATGTACATAAATAAAAAAGGAGGACTTATGTCCCCCTTATTTAAAGTTTTTTTAAATTAGTTATTCAATAACTTCGTCGATTTTACTTTCAGATACTGAAGTTATTCTCCATTCTTGAGAAAACGACTCATAACGTTTAGTTACTTTCGCCTCAACGTCTGTTACTGAGAATCCTCTAACAAGTTTCTCTTCTCTAATTTTTTTAATTTTACCTGTGGTATCATCAGGTATGTCATACTGAATTTTTGCTACAAAATATTTTTCGTCCATATTAATTATTTTCCCAAATAATGAGATAATTTTTTCATTAAGTCAAGCGATTTGTTTCCTGAATTTAAATCAACACCTGTTGCTCTTGCTATTTGTGTTTGTTTTTCTTCATCTAAGTTCTCTTCATACTTACTTCTATCCTCAGGATTTGTAAACAAATACGCCCCTGGTGTTGATGGTGAAGATACTAAATCAAAACAGATTAATTCGAAATCGTCTTGTACTTCGTTTTGTTCCCCCTTTTTAGCTAACGAACCTACTCCTCTTGAAGAGATTCCTAAAGTAACTCCTTGTCTTAAGTAGTTTGCTGCCATATCACCTTTACAAGAGATAATACCTCTCTCGTGGAAACCTGGTGATGTTAATAGTCTTAATTTACCCATTAAGATGTTTCCATCCCACCATATATCAGTAATGTCGTGAGATACTCTATCTAAGTCAATTAAAGATGATTCAGGGTGATTTAATTCAGAAAGAGCGGTACCTTTGGCAATTGCTTTTTTGTAATTGTCCGATTCTCTCTTTAAGATTCTTTCAGGGTAAACTCTACCATTTCTATTTGGGGTATTGTATTTTTGTAATACCGCATAGAATTCAAATGGTTTTGAATAATCTAAAAAGTTTTTCTTACTTTCTTTTATAATTTCAGAATTGAATTTGTCTGTGGGATTAACCCATCCAGCATCGTATTCTATCAATATTCCTTTACCTAATTCGTTTGGTGCTAATATTCTCATTATATCTTTTCCTAATAAATATATTGAATCTATTAAACTTGTTCAATTTCTTTCTTAGTTAGGGTAAAATTAAAGATGTTGTTTTTTGTAAAATTTTCTTTAATGATAGAATCTGTTAGTTTTTTAATTGAATTTTTTAATTCATAATCCTTAAAATCTACGACAATCTCTTTGAGATATAGATAACATTCTAAGTTTAAAAATGATTTTTTGTTTGACTGAATTCCACTTGAACGTAAGTCTAAATCAACGATGAATTTGTCGTTAAATATATCTTTGTCTATGGAATTAAGAACTGTGTGTTTAATTGACCTTGAGAGACTGTTTACGACTCGTGTGGGGTAGTTGATATCTACTTTTGGTTCGGCCCAAGTTTGAATGTTTATGTAGATTGATTTTAGAGTTTTACTGTCTACCGTTCCGTAATTAATTTTAAAATCTCGGTGACTTAAAAGTTTTACACTTTTTCCTTTTTTCATTAAGTAACATATTGTTTCTGTTTATTTGTTAAAATAAAAATAAACAATAAATGTTAATATGTCAAAATTTTTAATATCTTTACAAACTTTCGTTAAGTGTTTTTAACTTAATTAAAGAAACTGAATCTATCTTATCATTCTTGATTTTTGAGATTGTTTCATTGATTTGTGAAACAACTTCTTTCTCAGATGTTTTAGTTAATTTCTCTAATTTCTCAATAACCATTTCACTTAATACTTCATATCTTTTAGATAATTCATCTTCATTTAATGTGGAGTATTTTTTAATGGTTGCTAAATCTTCTTCGTTTAAGGTAGTTAAATAATTACTAAGTGTGTTATTTGCAACCTCAACCATTTTTTCTAATGGAATGTTAACTTGTTCAACTTCAACTTTTTTAGAAGTTAATCTTTTAACAATATTTTGTTTTTCTTTAATAATATTTTCAATGATGAATGTATTTTTAGATAACACAGTATCAATGTCGGAATAATTATTTTTACATTTAACATTTTTAACCCACTCGTTAAGTCTCTTAAGAGAGTTTTTGTTAATTGTGTTTTGAGAATATAAACTAATACATTCGTCTAAGTAATCTTCGGCGAATTCTTTAATAAAACCTTTTTCTTTACTCAATTCTTCGTAAAGATGGTAAGACATTCTAACTTCTTTATTACCTAAAACTAATGATTTAAAGTTCTTAATTTCTTTGTTAAACGTACCGTTATTGTATGATTCAACAAGTATATTTTCTATTTTTGATTTTAATAATCCGAATTCCATATTAAGTTTGTTTTACAATAAATATCAACTATTCAGTAGTTTATCCAATTCATTTTCAATATCTCCTAATGAATTACTTCCTCTCGATAAATCAATGAAAGAATCTTCCGACATTAAATCATCGTTTTCCAATAATATATTTAAATTTTCTTTCTTAGTTTTAGACTCAGGAGTAATCCCTGCCGGTTCAGGTGCGGGTGGAATTTCTTCTCCACCACCAAAATCAGATGTTTGAGACGGAGGTAATGGAGGTTCTCCACCCATTTCTTCACCAGATTGAGTGTTTTCCGTAGAACCACTATTACCACCATATAATTTATCGATAGTGTCAAAAATACCTGTTTTAGTAATTACAGTTGGAGTTGCTTCAAGTTCGGTTGCAACGGCTTTCTCTAATCTTTGTTGTTGTAAATCTAATCTGATTTCTTCATCGGAGAATCCTAAGATATGTTTTTTAGCCCAAGAAACTGATACAGGTGCAATACCTTCAATTTTGGTAACCGCATCTTTGTATAATATTATTTTTTCTT